GCAAACCCGCCTGCAAACACGCCCACCACGGTAGGCCCGGCCAACCCGTCGCTGCTGGTCACGACGGATAACACCACCGTGTCGCGGGTCTCCCTGTCGGATATCGCAGACGCGCTGACTAAATCCAGCACGCAAACCACTGCATACAACACGGAAGACCCGATGAGCCGCAGCGAGAGTCGGATTGCCACCACAGGTAGCTTGCGAACAGCCGTCAACGCCGCTCGCTCGTTCGCCCAGTCACTGGTGACCAGCCTGCGGTCGCAGGTGGCGACGGACATCGCTTCAGCCCGGCAGTACACGAAAAACGTGGACGACTTGCGCATCGCCAACTACAACGAGATTTTCAGCAAGCTGCCGCTGAGCGTTGCCGGCAATCCGCAGTTGGTCATTGCGATTGGCAGCACCCCTGCCGTGTCGGGCCGGTCAATCATAAACTTCGGCTACGAGTTCTTGGGCGGCAATATATGGTTTCAAACAATGAACCTCGGGGACGTGGGCGAATCCCGTGTCATGCGGATCGTGACGAACGGATCCGGCAATGCCGTCGGGGCTGAGATTCTGCACACCTATCCCGGTATGTGGCTCGCAATCGGCTACAAAGGCCCGAGGTAACACAAACGCAATAAGTGGTACAATGACCCCGGGAATTTTCCGGGGTTTTTTTATGGACTATCAGCAGATTGCAACGTGGATCATCGGCGCCGCCGTGCCACTGACCGTAGGGTGGGTCGGTGCATTGCGGGCTGAGTTGACGCGCCTGCGTGACCGGATCGGCGAGACTGAACGCAGCGTTCTGTCGCATCGGATCGAGATTCAGCGCGAGATGGCGACGAAGGGCGACATCAACCGAGTGCTGGACGCATTGAGTGCGGTTCAGGCACGACTCGATAGAATCGGGAGGGGCAGTTAAATGTGGACGGCAAGGGATGAGCAACGCACCCGCGGCGTGAACGAATCACTGGTGCTGGTCATGAGAGAGGCATTCGCACGCTGGCACCGGCAGGGAAAGCGCGTCGCAATCACGGAAGGGCTTCGCACCCGTGAGCGGCAGGCTGAACTGGTGCGAAAGGGCGCATCCAGGACCATGAACAGCAAGCACATCGTTGGCAAGGCCGTGGACGTGGTGATCCTGAAGGCCAACGGCGAGGCTGACTGGACGCCAGCATCCTACACGGCGTTCGCCCGTGTCGTGGCGCAGGTAGCGCTGGAGATGGGCGTGCCGATCCGCTGGGGTGGTAGCTGGCGCTGGATCAGTGGGCCGGATTGCCACGACTACCCTTACGTGGGCGCCCGGTTCTTCGATGGCCCGCATTTCGAGGTGTGACTGATGAAGCTGATCAAGGATTGGAAGCAGGCTTGGCGGTACCTGTCCGTGCAGGCCGCCGCCGCGATGGTTGTGGTCGATGTGCTGGCAGATGAGATGCCGCTGATTCGGGAGGCACTGGGGGATGATTGGTTTCGGTACGCAGCTGTTGTGGTCATCGTTGCGCGGCTCATTTCGCAGCCTGCTCTTGCCGATGGTCAAGGGGGCGGCGCTGATCGGCGTGGGCGCAGCGATCACATGGCACGTCATGGAAGAACGGGCCGACAGGCAGGCCATGCGGGCGCTGGAGCAGACGCTGGCGATCGAGAGGCTGGCGAATGAGCGAGCACAGAAAATCGGTGCGCAGCACAGAAAGGCGATGGCACGGCTGCGGGCTGATGTGGCTGCTGCTCGCCGTGCTACTGATGTTGCTGGCGGGTTGCGCGACCGCAATGCCTCAGGCACCGGTCACACCGTCGATACTGAAGGAGGCGCCACCGGCTGGCGACTTTCAGATGAGGCTGGAGCGTTTCTTCGGGCCGAAGCAGAGCGAGCCGACGAACTGAAAGCCTACGCGGATGCCTGCCACGCTTGGGTGACAGGCAGCGGGCTCAGGCATTGAGCATCAGGGTCAGCAGGTCTTTCTCTTCACCGTGCACGGTCAGACTGCCGGTCACAAGGAAGGGGATCCGGCGCTCGGCAGCAGTCACAATGGCGTCCATATGAGGCTTCTGACCCTTGATGATGCAAAGGGCTTCGTTCAGGTCAGAGGTTTCGTAGACGTAGTTGCCGGAGGTGAGGGAGTAGAAGGTGAACATGATCTTGGTTCCTTAAAGGGTGTTGCGTTGTTCGATGGAAACCATTGTGCCGGAATGACAGAGGGGGCGCAAGGCCCCCTCGACGAATGGTGTTATGCGCCAGACCGGCGGTCAAAACCGCCACGGTTCCAGATGACGGCGCGGATTCCGAAGGTCGACCTCAGTCTGCTGGGTGATAGGCCGGCAGGCATCGGCGATGCGCTTACTCAGATCGTGGTGGCCGAGTTTCGCGGTCACACGGGCATACCAGTCCTTGTAGAGCAGGCAGTTGTTGACGGCCCACCGGGTCTCGGTCTTGATCTGGCGCCAGCCGGCAAACAGCTGACCAGCGGTACGGTAGCGAGCGTGGCTGAACAGACGGGCGTGGCGGGGCGAGAGGATGAATCTCTCATCGCAGGGCATGCGGTCCTTGGGGTTGGCGGCCTGCGGGCCTGCGAAACGCACAGCGCCGCAGTTCACCGGGAACATGTTCCAATCGTCCGGCAGGTCGGAGTTCCACGACAAGTCGAGGACGCCGGCCTTGCGCAGTTCGCCGATTGTAATGGCGTTGTGGTCGACAGACGGGGTGTTGATGGTCAGGGACTTCCCATCCTGCAGAATGGACAGCCACGGGGTGGTGCGGGTGCGCAGGTGGTCGACCTCGGGCACGATCTTGTGATGGGGCGCCTTGACATCGGCCGGCATGTAGGTCTCTGGCTCGGCAGCGAGAGTCTCCTCTGGCGCAGCGTGGTCAGCAGAGCCGCAGGCAGCCAGCAGGGAGAGGGAAAGGGTGGCGATGATGCGTTTCATGGTGAATCTCCTTTGGTGAGTGGATGGAGGGCATTGTGCCCGGATCAGGAATGCTCGTCAACCGCCGTTCGTCGGATCAGTGCGTCCAGCGCATCGAAGAACGGAATCTTCATGTCCACCATGCCGGTGATCGGGCACACGCGCCAGCAGGCAGCGCCGTCCGAGTAGTCCATGTACCAGTGTCCGCCATGCTCGGCTGTCAGGGCGTTCAGGACACGGCGCACGGTGGAGTGGTGGCCGTCGACGTTGACGTTCAGGTAGCTCATTGGATTCTCCTTTCAGCAGCCAATCGGGGTGATGTCGAGGATTCGGCAGACGGTATCCTCGTCGCAGCGGAACATGGCAGCCACGCGTCCGGCTGCCTGACAGACTACGGTGGCCCACTGCTCGCCCGTGATGGGGTCAATGGACATGTAGTACGTGAACGGGCCGATGAAGAACTTTGCCAGCGCGTTGGATGCCTGCTGCGGGTTAGCCCATTCCAGCGTCAGCGGCGGCAGGTCTTCGGCGGCGTAGATGTGGGATTGGATCATTTGTCGCTCCATTTGATGCAGTAGGGGGTGCCGTGGCGATCTTCGGTCAGGCTGGTGTAACCTGCAAGCTGGCAGACCTGAAGGTCGGTCACGGTGCGGCGCACCTCGGCCGGCCAGTAGGGATACCCCAGATCGTGCATGACTTGGGTCAGTGGTGCACTCACCGTGGCTGCCTCGGCATCATGGATGTGGCAGTAGGTCATGGCGCAGATTAACAGGTAGGTGATGATGATTCTCATGGTTGCCTCACTTGCTGATGATCCAAAGACCATCCTTGCGAAAGCACCCGGCATGACACCGGGTGCGGTTGAGCGATCAGCCCTCGAACTCCTCGGATTCAACCAACCGGCAGGAAATGAGGAAGAATTCCTTGGGGGTGATCGTGACAGGTTCGCTGTCACGGTTCAGGATGGCGACTTTGACCTCTTGGGCTGGCGACAGTGCCGTTGTCAGCAGCGCGCACATATCCAGCTTTTCGGCCACGGGGGAGAGGCTGAGGGCCAGCGGGTTGAGTGTCTTCAGGCCGGTATGGACGATGCCAACCTGTCCGGGCTGGATGGTGACAGTCTCGGCCGAGGCAATCACGCAGCGGTCTGCGTCGAATGCGGCGAACGATGCGTCGGGGACAAGTTTCTTGAACATTTCAGGTTTCCTTTTGAGGGTTGATGGATCAACGTGATCAGATGGGGTGCATATTACGCACCCCTGATGCAGCTGTCAAGACCGTTCGTCAGATGGTCTTGAGTAAGTGCCGGCGTTTCTCGCGAACGAGGAACCGGCTCTGTGACCAGCCGCCGCAGCTGCCGCAGCGATACCGCTGGTAGCGTCCGGACACAGTGGTGGCGAAGCCCCGGGGCACCACGTCTTGGCTACCGCAGCGGGGGCAGTGGTGGACTTCATCCTCGCGGCCCACGGACTGGGCAACAAGGCCGGCAAACTGCGGGCCTCTTGCCCACGGCAGCACATTGTTCAGCAGTTCGCACATGGCCTCGACGTCAGCGTTGTTGTAGAGCCGCATCTCCCGCTCGGCCGCCGGGTTGCGTGCCAGCCATTCGATCCAGAGTTCGAGCCCGGGGAATCGCTGGTGTGCACGCTTGGCCGTTTTCTGATCCTTGGTCAGCCACGCGAGTTTATAGCTCGCTTGCCCGCCGATCTGCCGCGCCATGAGCGCGGTATCGAGGATCTTGGGCTTCGGCAGGGGCTTCAGGCCGCAGCGGTAGAAGGCTCCATTGATCATGGGCCAGTCAAACCCGGCGCCATTGTGGGCCGCCACGTGCGTGGCGTCCTTCAGGATCTCATGGAGCCGGGTGACCAGCTTCCGGTCATCCCGCTGGTTGGCTTGCTCGAATGTGGATTCGTACCGGGCTTTCTTGACCTTGCCGAACTCCCATTCCGCCCATGAGAACGAGATGATCGTGGCCTGCTGCTGGATCTGGTCGATGGTCACCATCTGCTTGCCGGTGCGCCACACGTAGGCGATGCACGGTGCTGTCTCGATGTCGAGGGCGATGACCTTCGGCCCGTCATGGGGCTTTTTGCGTTGGTTTTTCACTTGAGATTGTCCAAGATGTTGGAGGCGAACAGGGCTGCTTTCTCGATGCCGCGATCATTCACGAACGTGATATCGCCCTTTTGCCGCTTGATTCCCGCTTCGGAGGCGTGAGCGGGCACGGCAAGCATATCAGCAGTGGGCTTGCGTGTCACGTGCACGATGGTGCCGCCGATGGATCGGATGAAGCTGGCTTCGTTCTCGAACCTGACATCGGGCACGGTGATCAAGTCGGCGGTGGTGTCCAGTTCCCGCTGCCAGACACGGAGCCAGAAGTCCTCAAGCTGGCTGCGGCCCCATTCGGTGCCGAGTGTCTGCATCAGGATGCGGGGTGTGATCAGGCCGTCGAGGAAGGGCACTGGCACGTTCTTTGTCAGGTCTGACACATCAATGCCAATGGAAGCCAGCATGCGCTTCAGCGGGCCGGCAAAGGGCTGCTCGCGGTACTTGTTGCCGCGGAACTCGACCAGCCGGCGGAACTCGCCTGCGAGGGTGGACTTCCCGGATTGTGCGGGACCTGCAATGCCGATGATGATCATTGCTCATTCTCCGTGTGGATGAGTTTTTCAAGGTTGCGGATTGCGATCCGCGAATGGATCTCGATGCAGAGCATCAGGATCAGGGCTACAGCATAAAGGTAGATCAGGATCATTGTCAATGCCTCTGGGGCTTGCCAGATCGACCGCTGAGCGGTTTTCTTGCTTTGGTAGTGTGGTGACACTACCGGGGCATCACGGTTGAAATGATGCCCGCATACGTAGCGGATGTAAACAGCCTTGCTGACGAACGGTCAGATGCGCGACATGATCGCCCCGATAATGGCCCTGGTGTGCACGGAATGCACGCCATTGCCGATCATCTTGTGGCGGGTGCGTTCGCTGCCCGCGAACCATGACGGATCGAGTCCCATCAGAATGGCAGCATGATCGGCCTTCAGCCATCCGCGCCGGCCGTCTCGATGCGCCACCACGTGTCGCGCAACTGTGGTAATCGTGTGGACCGCCCCCCCGGGAGCGGCCTTGGTTGGCGTGGAATAGTACCCGTAGACCACCATGTCATGCTCCGGGTGAGTATCGAACCACTGGCGGATGGCAGCGCCGTGCTTGCCTTCGAGCTCTGGCGCATGCTTCAGGATGGCTTCCGCATCAATGACAGAGTCCCATCCGATAGTGGCTTTCGGCGTTGCAAGCACATCGGCCACGATGCTTTCGTGGGCGCCATCCCGAGTAGCAACAAGGAATCCACGCTTGCGTCGGGACGCCCCGCCGATGTCGGCTGCATCGCTGACGAAGGTGGAGAAATGCCAGCCCGCGTCACGGAGCGCGGCGCACGTTCGCTCGAAGTGCGCATCACCAGGCACGAAGGCGGAAGGGTGGCATTCCATTGCGATCACAGATCGGGCCAAGCGCGCAAAGCGCTCGACGGAGATGGGCATCATCTCGTTTATGGAATCGTCCTTGGCGCGATGGTTTGAGCAGTTACTGCGCTCCGTGCACGGCGGCGACAGCCACAGAATGTCGGCCGGGGGGAGCAAGTCCGGATCGACATTCCTGCAATCGTCGGCAACGACATGGAATTTCCGCATCAGGGACGCGGCAATTTCAGGGGCATGCTCAATGCCCCAAATCGGGGTAACCCCCATCGTTGACGCCACGGATTCGACCGTGCCGCCACCGGAAAAGACTGATGCCATAGTGAGAGACATTGGATTCTCCAT